TATTACTATATCAATACTATCAACACTTTTAACTAAATTACTATTTTCATCACTTTCTTCACTTTCATCTACTAGAGTTGTATCACTATCATTATTTTTATCATCTTCACTTTCATCTACTAGAGTAGTATCACTATCATTATTTTTATCATCTTCACTTTCATCTACTAGAGTAGTATCGCTATCATTATTTTTTTCTTCACTTTCTGTATGATATAACTGATTATTATCAATTTTATCATTTAGTTTATTTAATTTATTTATTAAATTATCTACATCTTTATTATCATTATTTTTTACACTTAAAATACTTCCTTTAGATGTTGATTGATAACCTTCTATCGTAATTGTTCCATTATGATGTTTATCGTGACAATCTTTACATAAGGCTGTTAAATTTCCTAAATGATTTTTATGGAAATGATTTATATTTCCATTTTCATCAGCATATTCTTGATGATTTATATGATGAGTATCTGTTGCTCTATTAATTTTACATAATTGACATAAACCCAAAAATTTTGCTGCATTATATTTAGATTTATTTAAATCAAAATTATCATTTGGTTTTATAAAATTTCTTACTTTATAACAACTTGCTAGGAATTCCTCTGTCATATTTAATGATTTTATAACTTCTAAACCATATTCTTGTTGCCCTTGACCATATTTTAATTTTCTATCATATATACATAATTTATTAACTTCATCAAATGTTACTGATAAATGATTTACTGATAAATTTTTTAATTTTTTAATCATTGGAATTTCTGTTAAATAATGCAGATGACTTGCAAATATAAATGATGCATTTTTATTTGCAAGATAATTAATTGTTGATGCAACTATACTTGTAGCACTTGTAAATTCTGTTCCAGAACAAATTTCATCACCAATTACTAATGTATGATTATCTGTTCGTTTCATAATATCCCTTATCTCATGAATTTCATTTGTAAAACTTGATTCTGACATAAATAAATTATCATCAGAACCTATCCTAACGAATACATTATGATAAGGTTTATATTCAAAACTTTTACAAGCCACCGGTAATCCTGCTTGAGCCATAATAACTGCTAAACCTAATGATTTCATAAGCGACGATTTACCAGAAGCATTAATTCCATATAAAAGAATACCATTATTTCCCTTATCAAATCCCAGTTTAACATAGTTGGGAACATATATTTCATTTTTACTTATTTTTTCAATAATTGGATGTCGTACTTGATTTGCCATAAAATAAGAATCTTCTTGATTATCAAAAATTTCTGGTATGCAATAATTATTTTTAGATAAATTTAAATAACTAGAACAGGCAATATCAATATCTGTTATTATATTTGAAATATAAACTAAAACTTTATGATATTTAGATGATAATTTTTTTACAGTTTCTAAATAAAATTTATCAACTAAATCAAGTGTTTTAAAGTAGTATTTACTGTGTTCGTTAAAATAAGTTTCTACCTTTTGATTATGAACCAAAGCACTTTTATCTTTACCAGTATTTCTTGATAATCTTATATTATCAATTTTAAATTTTTCCTTAATTCCAAATTCTTCTGATTTCAATTCAAATACTTTGCTTTTACTAATCTTACCAAAACTTCCAATTTTTGGGTCACTAATTTTCCATTTAAATCCAGTAATTCTTCGAGCATCTGTTGATGTATCTAATGATAATATAGATTTTACATTCTCACGGGTAATATCAGTATTAGGATTTTTTCTTTTACTTTCTTCATTCATAATAATTTGAAATGAAATCTCATTACAAAACATATCAATAAATTTTCTGTTTTTATTTAATTGAAAAAATGCATCATCAATTTCTTGATTATATCCTTTTTTAAAAATATTTACTTTGTTAGTAGAAACATTATCTTTATCAAAGATTTTATTTATATCTTCTAAAAACTCATTAAATGTTTCTAATAAAGCTTCATCAAAATTAAAATGTTTGTCTAATTTCTCTTCCTTAACAAAATCTAATATTTCACTAATTTTATTATAAGAAATCATCATAGATAATAAATCATTATATTTATTCAGATTTTGGATTGATAATTTACGATTAATCCTTTCTAAATCAACCAATGTTTTTAAATCTTTTGTAAATCTAACACTTAAATCTGGATTATCATTTAGTATTTTAATACTTTTATATCTTTTATTTAAAATATTCTTATCAAAAATTGGATTTAATAATCTATGTTTTAGTTCTCTATGTCCCATGCTTGTGCAGGTATGATTGATTATATCAAAAACTGATGTTATATTAGAATATGACTGAAGATTGTTATTATCTATAATATTTAATCTACTTACTGTATTTTTTGTTAGAATTAGATTATAATTGTCACTATGAAATTGAGGTTCGGTGATATAATTTAGATAATTTTTATTATTACTATTAATGTAATGTAACAGCAGAATATATGAATTTCTACTCTTTGGTTGGAAATTATTGAGAGAAAGGTATTCGAGAATTTCTAACTGAGTTTCATTTACAAAGAAATTATTTAAAAATTGTTTTTGATAATTAATGTTTCTATAATCATCATCTGGTTCATAAAGTTTAAACAATTCTGGATTGACTTCAAGAAATTTGATTAAGTCTAATTTCTCTAAATCTGTATTTATTTCATCACTATTGGAATTTATATTTAATAAAATCTCCTTAGGATTGGATGATTTAATAAATTTATATAATTCATCTAGTGAAAAATAAATATCATCAGGTTTTGCTTCTATTTCATACAAATAATTTTGACTGGTTGTTATATCAATTTTAGAAATAGCTATGTCAAATATTTTTTGTTTTTTGTAAAAGTAAATATCAACATAAATTGATAGAAGTGAATTTCCATCTTTACCTACATCCATAAATGTGCCAGGACTATGTATCGCCGTGACTTCACGAGATGTCACATTTCCATTTGCATCTTTAAATTGTTCTTGTATAATAACTGTATAATTGTTTTCTAAAAGAGTTTTTAAATGCTTATCGCAAGCATAATCAGGAAATCCTACTAAAATAGATTTATTTTCTCTTTGCTTTATAGCGAAATTTAAAATATGTGCTACTTTTTCTATATATGGATATACTTCGCATTCATAAGATGTAGCGCTCATTTCGTAGAAAGATCCAAGTTGTGAAAAGACCATAGTTTTTTCACCATATTTTTCAATATAGTATTTTAATAATTTAACATATTTCTGGAATTCCAACATAAGTAATAAATTATATATTAGTATTGATTTTATTTTAAATCATTTATATATTATTAGATAAATTAATATAAAATTGATTTTTATAATTATTATATCTAATAATAATGTCTGATAATGAATCAATAGAAGATGTTAATATTATTATAGATAAAAGTTATAATATAAACTATGATGTGAATGATAGATTAAAATTTTTACAAAATAAGTATAAAGATTACGATTTTAATATTAATATAAGAAATAATAAATTAATAACATTTAGAAAAAAAGGAACTAAAATATTTAGGTCTTGTTGTATAAATTTTGATTGTATTAAACAACCGCAATTTTGTATAAAAGGAGAAACTAAAACAACACATTGTGGAGCTTGTGCAAAAATAGTTAGTAAAAAAGAAGATATAAAAATGGAAAATATTGCTGATAAAAATAAAAAATGTATATTATGTAAAATAAAATATGCAAGTTTTTGTAAAATTGGTGATGCAAAAGCTACACATTGTGCAACTTGTGCAGAAATAGTAAGTGAAGAAAAAGATATAGAAATGGAAAATATTGTTAATAAAACTAAAAAATGTATTATATGTAAGAAAACTACACCAAGTTTTTATAAAATAGGTGAAACAAAACCTACTCATTGTGGAAAATGTAAAGAAAATGAGATGGTAAGTTCAGATAAAAGAATTTGTAAAAATATTTTACAAAGTGGAAAACAATGTAAAACATTAGCACATTTAAAAAAATATAAGGGTTATTGTTTTCATTGTTACTTCAAAATAAATCCAGATGAAATACCAGTTAGAAATATAAAAATTAAAGAACAAGCCGTAGTTGATTATATTGATGAATTATATTCAAAAAATTATGATATAATTTATGATAAACCTATAGGAAATACTAATAAATCACCAGATATTGTTATGAATTGTGAGAATTATGTTATAATAATTGAAGTAGATGAATTTCAACATAAAAAGAATTCTTACAAAGGAGGACATTATTCAAAAGAAAATGAAGAAAATAAAATGAAAATAATAAGAGACTATTTTAAAACTCAAAATAAAAAAACAATTTATTTAAGATTTAATCCAGATGATTATTTATCAAAAGATAATATAAAAATTAAATCACCTTGGAAAGAAGATGAAGATAAATTATTAGTAATTGTTGATGAAACTGATTGGAATAATAGATTAGCAAAATTAAAAGAAAAAGTTGATTATTATTTAAAAAAAAATACAATTAAGAATAATTCTACTAAATATTTATTTTATGAATAAGAAAATAAATCTATAAAATCTTCTCTAGATTTTATACTTGAAACCAGCCTTTCAAGAAAAGTACGATTTTTATAATTTCTAATTATATTAATAGTTAATTTATTATTAAAAAATAATTCTAATAGTAAAGGACTGTGGTCAAAATCATTTTCCATTAATGTATGACTTTTATCTGGATTACCATCAGTCATATACTTATTTAAAATTCTATAATCAATAGTAAATTCTATATTATTATTATATAATTCTTTACTTATTAAGTAATAATCTACGCAAGTTGATTTACCTTGTCCTTGATCATAAGAACCTGACCAATAATTTGTAATAGGAGCATAATAGATGCTTGGAACACCATAGGTTGGTACTCCGGGAGCCGTTTGTTTTCGGAAAATCCTTTGCCCCCCCGGCGATGCTTGATGAGAAACATTAGGTAAAATTATAAAATTTTCAAAAATTTTTCTAACTAAAAATGTAAGTTTATTTATAATTTGGTCTATGTATATTTTGATTAAATATGCCGTACTATTGCTTCCGTTATTAGAAGCTGCGCGTATAAATTTTATAGTATCTTGTAAAAAATTTGGATCATACAAGTTTATATTAAAATCACCCCCAATTATTACGTATTTAAAATCTTGTTCCATTTTAAGTATTTTATCAAATATAACTAAACCTGTTAATATTGATTTAAAATTACTAGTATCTGAAAAAACAATACCGTGAACGTTTGATATATAAATATTATATTTTTCTTGAGTTTGCTTATTTATAATTTCATAATTATAAGGTAAAGTTATTAATCTATAATTAGTAACAAATGATTCAGGTCTTAAATCTCTTAATTTAAAAGCTAAATCGTTGTTTCTTTTTCCAAAATCTTTTTCAGTGTTATCTAAATTATATTGCCATTCTTGAAATAAATAAAAATCTGGTTTGATATCTTGATAATCCACCATTGGTAACCCTTTAGCAATTAATTCATCATAACTCTGTTGATATTTCGGATTTTTATTTTGTTTATAATGACCTCTTTCTTTTACAATCATATTTGGAATATTAGTACTATCTATTTTTGCTGGAAAACCTTTATTAAGTATCGTTTGTGGTCCTAAATTATGTGTCATAATACTAATTTTAGGTAAATTTGAAAATAGAGGTTTGGAGATTTCAAACTCTGATTCTGGTGGTGCTGGAGCTACTGGTTTGAAGATGGACTCATCATGTTTTAATTTGAAGGATGACGCATTAGAGATTTCAAACTCTGATTCTGGTGGTGCTGGAGCTACTGATGTATATTGATTTATATAATTACTTTTAAATTTTTCAAGAGCTTGTTCATCTCCTATGATTACTAATATACCACTATCTCCATTAAAATTAATATGGATATTAAATCTTCTTGCTAAAGATATTAATTTTTTTATATTGTTTCCTTTTCTACCAATAAAGTGTTTAATTTGTTCTTGTGGGATTGTTATATTTTTTTGTCTTTGTAGGATTGTTATATTTTTTTGTCCTCCTCCAACTAATTTTTCATATTTGAATTTATATTTTAAATATTTTTCTTTCCAATTATTCATTTATATATTTATAATAATATTAAATTTATTTTATCTTCTTAATAATTGTTTCGTTTTTGACCTTCTTAATTGAATTTTATATTGTTGTTCATTTATATTATGTGTATACTCTAATAATTTATATACTTGATTTTCCATTTCTTTGCTTGTAGAACTTGATATTTTTTAATTTTGTTCTATTGTCATTTCTTTAAATGGTGATATTTCTATAATTTGTCCTATTGACATTTGTCTAAATGAATGTATTTACATTTTCTGGATAATTACTTCCACCCATTAAATTATTTTCATCAATTTTAAGTTTTAAATATTTTAATTTATATTTCAAATATTTTTATTTCCAATATACCATTATATTTATAATATAATATTTTTTTAAAATAATTAAAATATTTAAAACTTAAAATTGATGAAAATAATTTAATATATGATAAGTTATTAAATTAAAAATAATTTATTATTATTTATTATTATTTATTAATGTTAAATGATATAAATTTATGTGATAGTTTAAGATGTTATAATATTTTTTTTAAATTTAAAAATAAATTTATTATGTCAAAATACATAAATAATTTTAGAACAAAATTTATAATACATTCTATAGCAAAAATGATTAAGGAAATGAAACAAAAGCTTTATATATGTAAATTTAAAAGACAATATAAGTATGGTAAATTTATTATAAAAAATGATTTAAAAAAATATATTTTAAAATTTAAAAATAATTTTTATAAAGACAATAGTAATGCAATTAAAATACTATTTGATTATTTTATTATATATAATAATATAAATTTAGATATATATCTAACTAAAAAACAAGCAGAACAATTAATAAAATTATTTTTATGGAAAAATTGTTTAGATTATAAAAATTTTAATGTAATATATGAAAAAGAAAAATATTATTTCAAAGATATTACTAATATATTTAGTCAAGATAATAAATTAAAAAATTATGTATTATCTTACTATAAATCACCATCTGATGTTCCATATGGATGTCCTATATTTCTATATATAAAAGAATTAAATAAATTTAATAATAATAAAACTAACTTATGTTTATGTGGTAATTTAATGGAGATTAGAAATGTAAATATATGTTATAATAATGATACAGTTTGTTGTGATTTCACAGGATTAAGTATTAAAGATGACAAAATTTTTCATTGTAATATTAAAAGTAATACAGAACATCCTTTTGGATTTGATATTTCAGTACATAAAAGTGATGATTACTTAAATGATTTATTAAAAAGAAAACTAGAAAAAAATTTATATTTTAAAATAATGAAATATGAGAGTATTCTAAGTAAAAATTTAGAAAGTATTCCAAATAATAATTTATTAAGTACTTCAAATAAATATTTAAAAATTATAGAAATTCATAAAAATTTATGTGAAAATTTAATTAATAATTCAATAATTTACTATAAATTAAATAATAGAGATTTATTTGATTTAGGTTTAAATTATTTAAAATATAGACAAAATTTAATTATTAGATTATATAATATTAAAAGAATTTTAAGTATAAAAACAGATTGGTATGACATATGTAAAAATAAATATGAAGAATTAAATAATATATATTCTAATAATTTAATAAAATTAATTATTACACTTAAACCTTATCCTAATATGTTTGAAAATAATGATGCAAAAAAACGTATAATAAATTCATATAGAACTGTCTTTAACATAATTAAAGAAAAAATAGAATTTTCTATAAAAGAACTAGAAATTTCAAATTTAATAAGTTATGATATTTTATCTCAAGATTATTTTCTTGAATTGAATACAATATTAAATAAAATAAATGAAGATTTTTATAAATATTATGAATGTATAGAAGTATTAGAAAATTGTACAACTAATGATAATATTATAGAATTTATACCTTGTGATTCATTAAATAATGAAATATGTATAATATGTCAAGAAGATAATGAAAATAATTTAGTTAAAATTAATAATTGTGGTCATATTTTTCATAATAATTGTATTATAGAGTGGTTAACACGAAATAATTCATGTCCTTTATGTAGAAATAATGAATAATATACTATTTTTTTTATAAAAAATATTTAAAATCTTTATTCTTCAACTTCACTATCATTATGTAGTGGATTACCACAATTACAAAGTCTATAAGTTTTTGAATCCCTACTAATTTCATTATTAATTTTAATTATTAAATCACTCGTATTATTGTTCGAGTTTTGGTTGGTATTGGCATACAATTAATTATAATAATTCTGATATTATTATTATAACTACAAAGCATGAAGATAACAGTTTTAATTTAAGTATTTATGATGATGAAAATAAAGATTCAGATATATTATCTTATATGTCACAAATTTATGAAACAAAAAATTATACTGGAAATGGTATTGTAAAAGATAATAGTTGGTCTTGTCCAAGAGGTTTTGAACCAGCATCAAAAGAAAAAGTTAATGAAGTTAAAGAAATTTTAGGAACAGAAATATCAAGTATAATTGGATTAAATTAAATTAATTAGGAATCAGATAATTTTTATATAATATAATTGATTTATATTTATTTTTTATTATAAAAATGTTTCAAACAATAATAAAAGAAACTAATTCAGAAATTTTTGATAGATTATTAGATAATTTATGTGAAAATGATACAGAAAAATATTTATTAGAATTAGAAGAAATGAATAGAAGTAAAGAATTTTGTTATATAAATAATCTTCTTAATCCTTCATTTATATTACTTGAAAAAAAAAATGAAAAACCATTATTTTATTTTGCTAATGTAAAAAATTTAATAATTGCAGATGAATCAAATGATAAATTTGAAACCAGATGTTTTGAAAATTATTCTTGGACTGGAGTTGCTATAGGTCATATAGAAAAATATAATAATAATGAAAAAATAATATGGACTCCTGATACTATGATACAATTTAAAACTTAATTATTTTAATAATTTACTTGATAAATCTTTATCTACTATACCTAAATCTTCTTTTATTTTTTTTCTTTCATTAATTAATTCTTTTAATTTTACTATATCAATTCCTATTTCATCTTCATCAACGTTATCATAATCTTTACTTTTAAGTTCAGATATTTGTATATTTAATTTTTCTAATTTTTCGGAAAGCTCACCTGGTTCACTAGTTTCACTAGAAGTTTCAGAATCGGAATCGAATAGTTCTTTCATAACCGCAGATCGTTCAGCTTTTGTATAAACTTTTGGATTACTATCAGAAGGTTGAATAGCAGCAACACCTATTCCTTCTGTAATAATAGAAGCAGAAGGTTGAATAGCAGCAACACCTATTCCAGTAATTGGATTACTATCGTCTTGAGGACCACTTGATTCATTAGGTTTATTAAATTCATTAGATTTTTCATCATTTGCAAGATTTCCTAATAAAATTTGATAGTCTAATCTATCTTCAAATCTTTGTGCGTCTTTTTTAAATTCATATGTTAGTTTTAATCTTAAATAATTAAAATTACTTGAAATATTTCTATATGATACTTTATCTTGTCTATTTACAATTTGAATTATATTATTATTATGAAATCCATAAAATTCACATAATGGATCTGGTCTTATTTTACCATCGTCAATAGTATATAAACCATAAATTTTAGGAAGTTGGCTTTTATATTTTAAATTGTAATCTTTCATCATTATTTTTTCATCATCATTATTTAGTAGTTTTACAAATTTTGGAATTAAATAATGTTTTCTAATATTAAACATTAATTTTTTATAAGATACATATTGTGTTAAAGGATGATTTTCGGATGTAGATGTACTAATGTAAGAATTATGTGCTTTTATAGTATCATTTTTAAGTTTGTTTAAAGTGTTAAAATTTTTAATTAAATCATCATTAAAGTGTATGACTAATTTTTCTGTATTATCATTAATTGTATCATTTCCATCATTACTTTTTAAATTTATACATTGATATTGTTTATCATATTCACCAATATTTAATACATAATAAATTGTATTTTTAATTTTATCACCTAATCCAAATTTATATAAATCTAAAAATAATATAGTTAATTCACGACCTGGAATTATGTTATTATTGGAACATACAATAGAAATATTAAAAAATTTGGTTTTTGGAAGATATCTATTTTCTTTTAAAATTTCTTTTAATTGTTCTTGTGTTAGAATTGTTTGACCGCTTATATCTCTAATTTCATATCTTTTATATCCTCTACTACGAATTAAACCTGGTGCATAATTATTTTCAAAATCACCATCATACCCCCCTCTTTCATCTAAACTACCATCTTCATTAAATCCTTCGAATAGTGTTTGAAATACTTTATCTATTATAAATTCTTCAATCTGTATGTTTTCATCTGACATTTTATTATATATAATATATTAATATATTTATAAATTTATAAATATGCATTAATATTCAATAATATGCATAAAAAAATATAATATATTTATAATTTTTAATTAAAAACAACAATAACAATCATTTCACTCCTTTTAATTTTATTAATATATCCTTTTAAATTTACATTTTCCTTTATTTTCTTTTTATTTTATGTATTAATATTTGCATTTTAATTTACAGTACTATTGTATGCTTGTTGATAAGTCCCATTTTGATACATATATTATTTTATTACAAAATATTATTAATGTAATAATATTTTAATTTATATATATATATATATATTTAATTAAAAAAACTACTTAAAGACTATATTATATTAATATATAAGTTATCGATGTTAGATAATATCATACAGTGCGAGTATAAGAATGATAACCTACACTATAATTTATTTAATATGTTGTAATGATATACGATTATATCTAACAACATACAATACAGCAGCCTAAAATATTTTATTCTTATTGTGTTTAATTTATATAATTAATAGATATCTTACAGCAATTATATCAAAAAATTATTCGATAAATTATTTGAAAAAATAATATTATCCCCTTTTAATGATATCTGTTTTTAATTTATATTTTAAATTCCTATTAATTCCCTATGATTATTTTATGAAGGGATTATTGGTCGGTTGCCTGAGTGGTCTAAAGGGATCGGCTTGAAACCGATTGTGCATTGCACGCGTGGGTTCAAATCCCACATCGACCGCTTTTGGTATAAATATTACTTATATATTTATGCAAAAACAATAATTATATTCTAAAAAAAATGTTATTATAATTAGGATTTTGAAATTATCACAGATATAATTTTGGAATTAATAATACAATTTGTAAAATATTTGTAGTGTAAGAAATATATCTATGTAGATTTTACAACTTTTTACGCTATTGGTGTAACTGTAACATTATCCTTTTCCACTGGATAACTCGGGGGTTCAACTCCTCGATGGTGTACATCCTTATATTGCATCACTAATTTTTATGAGGATTTTTAAAGTCTGTATAGGTCAGTTACTAACTGATTTCCCGTTGGGATCCTGAGTTCGAATATCAGTCTGCGCGACTTATTTTTTTTGTAAAATTTATAAAAAAAAATTATTTAATTTTTCTAATTTAAATCATTCATTTACATTAGAAATAACAGAATAAATTGAATATATTACTGATACTAATTACTGATATTAATATTAATAGTGGTTCTATATTTTCCATTTAAAATATTTAGTTATATATAATTTTTCTGTATTATCCATTAGGATAATCAAATAATTAGAGAATCTAGTAATAATTTTTTAACAAATAAATTATATAATTATTATAATAAAACACCACAATTAAGAGAATTAGGATCTAAATTATATCCACTCATTTTAATAAATATTTATAATATATTGTAAGATTTATTAAATTTTTTTGTCGCGTAATGCGTTCAAATCAAATTTTTGACAAGAGTTTTGACAAGAGTTTGGTATTTACATCCTTGGAAATTTAAAACGCCGGTTTTTAATATATAAAGTTTATATATATGCCTAAACATAAAAGCGAAGATTATAAAATCAGTGTTGTTCATTATTATACCTAGTACATAAAAGCTTTGTGGTGTCTGTTCAAGTTCTCTTCCCTTATCCATACGAGCAATAATTTCTTGATCAGTAACTAGTTTGGTAATTCCTAGTTCTTTATAAATATTTTTTAGCATATTTTCAAATAAAGTTTTCATTTGATTTACAAGCAATCTAAAACATTCTGGAAAGTTAATGGTTGTACTATTCTCTACCATGTAATTAAAAAAACCTAAAATGTTATTTCTGATAGCAATAAATTGCTGACCATTAATTAAATCAAATTTCTCTGTTTATTTTCTTACCAAATCACTATCACATATATTTTGAATAATAGAAAATTATTTGTTTTTTTTTTTGATATTTTTCATAATATATTAATTAATTAAACATTCTCATCAAATTTTAAAGTAATTGATACTTTATTTATTTTTTTATTTGGTAAAATACATTGTAAAATTCTTTTTGTACCATTTAATTTTATTTCACCAGACCAGTTATAATTTTTTTCAATATAATCTTCACAAATCTTATAAAATTCTGAAATTCCTTCTAATTCAGTAGATAATCCTAAATTTTGTAATTTTTCTTTTGCTTCATTAATTTCAAATTTTTTTTGTTCTTTAGTTTTCATTTTATCTTCTTTTGTTTTGAGTTTATCTTTTTTTTTTTTCATATATATATTAATTTATATTAAATTTATTTAAGTATGCAATAATGTAAATATGCAATAATGTAAATATGCAATAATGTAAGTATGCAATAATGTAAATATGCAATAATGTAAATATGCAATAATGTAAATATGCAATAATGTAAATATGCAATAATGTAAATATGCAATAATGTAAATATGCAATAATGTAAA